ATTGTAGAAGCAAGAACAGAATCAGCTAGACGTAAGATTGCACGTTTGCAACTTTACAATATGACTGACAGAGAGCTACGAGACTTAGGTATAGGCAGATGTGATATAGAAAGAGCAATACTATCAGGTAAAGCTCTTTGAAAAACACAATCAGTTCTTTAATGATAATAGGAGTACTTTGGGAGGAGGCTCGTGGACCCAGTAACAATTATCGGTGGAGCTACCGTAGCGTTCAATGCACTGAAGAAAGGCTTCCAGTTCGGAAAAGATCTTCAAGAGATGGGTGGTCAGTTAAATCAGTGGGCTAGTAGTATGAGTGACTTGTCCTACTTAGAGCAAAAAAACAAGAACCCCCCTTGGTGGAAATCATTAGGGGGTTCTGTTGAAGCAGAAGCTTTAGAAATATTTACTGCTAAAAAGAAAGCTCAGGCTATGCGACAAGAACTAAAAGACTGGATCAGTTTTACGTATGGGCCTTCTGTTTGGGATGAGCTTGTAGCTACTGAAGGTAGGATACGTAAACAAAAGAAAGAACAAGAATATCGTAAAGCAGAAATACAAGAAGCAATAATTACCTGGGGTATATCAGGTGTTATTCTTTTAGCAGGTGCAGGTACTCTAGGTTTTATAATTTATATGGTGGTATAATGGCAAGAAACTTGACAGAAAAACAACAGAGATTCCTTGAGGTTCTTTTTGAAGAAGCAAAAGGAGATCCTGTACAAGCTAAAAAACTAGCAGGATATGCTGATAGTGTAGCTTCTACTTCTGTTGTTAATACCTTGACAGATGAGATAGCAGATGTTACAAAGAAATTTATAGCACAGTCTTCAACCAAAGCAGCATACACAATGTTTTCTGTTATGGCAGACCCTACAGATCTGGGTGTAAAAGAAAAGATGTTAGCAGCTAAAGATATTCTAGATCGTGCAGGATTTACCAAAACAGATAGGGTAGAAGTAAAGACATCAGAACCTTTATTTATTTTACCTGCAAAAGAAGATGAGTAAAAGAGCAACAACAGCAGACCACCCAACCGAAGTAGACTGGCAGATACCACTCAGGGGAGAACTAGGAGAGTGGTATCCTGTCATAAGAGTAGGAAGACACGTACCCTTTGGTTATAAACAAGATGAAAAAGATCCAGACTTACTGCTACCTATCCCTGAAGAGTTAGAGTTACTAGAAAAAGCTAAACTATTTCTTCAAGAATACAGCACTAGAAAAGTAGCGATCTGGTTATCTAAACAATCTGGTAGAGAAATATCACATGTAGGGTTATACAAACGTGTCAGAATGGAAGAAAAAAGGCGTAGAGCTTCCTCGAACTATAAGCAGTATGCCAAAAAATATAAAGAAGCGGCAAGGAAAAGCCAGAAGATCGAAGAAAAAAGACTTGGTGGAAAAAACACCAGAAGTCTTGACACAGATGAGGGCTACATCAAACTCGAAAGAGGGGAGTGTTGCCCCTTCTGTGGACAAACAAGAGGTAATATTTGAACCTAACCCAGGACCACAAACTAAGTTTTTAGCATCTACAGAACAAGAGGTACTATACGGAGGAGCAGCAGGTGGTGGTAAGTCGTATTCGATGGTGGCTGATCCAGTTAGATATTTTACGAATCCACATGCACGAATGCTACTTGTTCGTAGGAGTACAGAAGAGCTACGAGAACTTATATCTGTAAGCAAACAACTTTATCCAAAGGCTGTGCCAGGAATAAAGTTTATGGAAAGAGATAAGACTTGGGTAGCACCTAACGGTGCAACACTCTGGATGTCATACCTTGATCGTGATGATGACGTTATGAGATACCAAGGACAAGCATTTAACTGGATTGGTTTTGATGAGTTAACTCAATGGCCTACCAGTTACTCATGGAATTACATGAGGTCACGACTTAGAGCTACAAAAGCTAGTGGTCTCCCTTTGTATATGAGGGCAACGTCTAACCCAGGGGGACCAGGACATCAGTGGGTTCGTAAACACTTTATAGAACCCAGTACTCCAGGAGAATCATTCTGGGCTACAGATGAAAGCGGTGAAGTAATTAAATGGCCTAAAGGTCATACAAGAGAGGGAGAACCTCTATTTAAAAGAAAGTTTATACCTGCAACTCTGTTTGATAATCCATATCTTTCAGAAGATGGAATGTACGAAGCTAACCTTCTATCCTTACCAGAACATCAAAGAAGACAACTACTCGAAGGTGACTGGGATATAAATGAAGGTTCAGCCTTTCCAGAATTTAACAGACAGATACACGTAGTCAAACCCTACGATATACCGTCAAACTGGACTAGGTTTAGAGCTTGTGACTACGGATATGGATCTCACACAGGAGTTGTATGGATAGCAGTTGTTCCAGGATCTGAACAGCTAATTGTCTACAGAGAGTTATATGTTTCTAAAATCATAGCGACTGACTTGGCTGACATGATCCTGGACATAGAAGACGATGAAAAGATAAGGTATGGAGTACTAGACTCTTCATTATGGCACAGAAGAGGAGATACTGGACCTAGCCTAGCAGAACAGATGATCTTAAAAGGGTGTCGTTGGAGACCTGCAGATAGATCAAAAGGCTCTCGTGTATCGGGTAAGAACGAGATACACAGAAGACTACAAGTGGATGAGTTTACAGAGGAACCAAGGCTTGTTATATTTGATAGCTGTACAAATATTATCAATCAATTACCGACAATACCCCTTGATAAAAAGAACCCTGAAGATGTAGATACCAATTCAGAAGACCACTTATACGATGCTCTTAGATACGGTGTTATGACTAGACCTAGAAGTAACGTATTTGACTTTGACCCTAGCTCTCAAAGATCAGGCTTTCAAGCTTCAGACCCCACATTTGGATACTAAGGATTAACTAATGGAAGAAGATGACATCTTTGAATCAGAAGAACTTTACATGGACGATGAAGAGTCCTCTTACGTAGAAGATAAAGAAGACTCTGATGATAAAACAGACAGCAAAGTAGGAACTGTCATTGGCTTTGTAGAGAATAAATTTTCCAAAGCAGATAAAGCTAGGTACTCAGACGAACAGCGTTGGATAAAAGCATATCAAAATTACCGTGGTATTTACGGACCTGACGTACAGTTTACATCTACTGAAAAATCTAGAGTATTTGTAAAGGTAACTAAGACTAAAGTTCTTGCAGCTTATGGTCAAATTGTAGATGTTCTCTTTGGCTCTAACAAGTTTCCTATTTCTATCAACCCTACTGTTTTACCAGAGGGTATATCTGAGTCTGTAAACTTTGAGACAGATCCTAACATACAAAGTGCTGTATCAAAAGACAGTTCGTATATGTCTGACAATTCTAAACTACAGCCTGGTGAAACCATCATTGATCTAAGGGAAAGACTAGGATCTTTAAAAGACAAACTATCTCCTGTACAAGACAAGGTAGAAGAAGGACCAGGTGAAACGCCATCTAAAGTTACTTTTCATCCTGCTATGATTGCAGCTAAAAAGATGGAAAAGAAAATACATGATCAACTAGATGAGTCTAATGCTAAGAAACAGTTACGTATAGCTGCCTTTGAAACTGCTTTGTTTGGCACAGGTATCATGAAGGGTCCATTTGCTCTTGATAAAGAGTATCCTTCTTGGTCAGAAGATGGAGAGTATAACCCTACTATTAAAACCGTACCTCAAACATCTAGTGTAAGTATTTGGAACTTTTATCCTGACCCAGATGCTAACAACATGGATGAGGCTGAGTACGTAATTGAAAAACATAAAATGTCTAGGTCACAGATACGTGCTCTAAAACGTAGACCATTTTTCAGATCGAATGCAATCAACACTGCTATTGAGATTGGTGAGTCCTACTCTAAAGAGTGGTGGGAACAGGTCATGGAAGACGCAGACCAAGAGACTAGATCAGAAAGATTTAACGTTCTTGAGTTCTGGGGTTATGTTGATACAGACATTTTAGAAGGTCATGATGTAGAGATACCAAAGGAATTAAAAGATCAAGATCAAGTATCTGTAAACATATGGATTTGTAACGGTCAAGTGTTACGCCTTGTAATGAACCCATTTACCCCTGCTATCTTACCGTACTACGCAGTACCATTTGAAGTAAATCCGTACTCGTTCTTTGGTATTGGTATAGCAGAAAACATGGATGATACACAAACACTCATGAATGGTTTTATGAGGATGAGTGTAGACAATGCTGCACTGTCTGGTAATCTTCTTATTGAGATTGACGAGACTAATCTTATGCCTGGACAGGATCTATCTATCTATCCTGGTAAAGTCTTTAGAAGACAAGGTGGTGCTCCTGGTCAAGCTATCTTTGGCACTAAGTTTCCAAACGTATCTAACGAGAACATGCAGATGTTCGATAAAGCAAGGGTGCTGTCAGATGAATCAACAGGTTTTCCTTCTTTCGCTCATGGTCAAACAGGCGTACAAGGAGTGGGCCGTACTGCTTCTGGTATTTCTATGCTTATGTCTGCTGCCAACGGTAGCATACGTACTGTTGTTAAAAATGTAGATGACTATCTACTTGGTCCTCTTGGTAAAGCTTTCTTTCATTTTAATATGCAGTTTGATTACGACAGTGAAATCAAAGGAGATCTAGAAGTTAAAGCAGAGGGCACTGAAAGTTTGATGGCTAACGAGGTTCGTAGCCAAAGACTCATGCAATTTCTTGGTGTTGTACAGAATCCAGTGCTTGCACCTTTTGCAAAAATGGATTATATTATCAGAGAGATTGCTAAGTCTATGGATCTTGATCCTGAAAAACTTACAAACTCTATGGGTGATGCAGCTATACAAGCTGAGATCCTCAAGAAGTTTCAAGCAGAAAATCCACCACCACAAGTAGATCCTAACGCACCACAACAGGGTGCTCCTGCAGGAGTACAGGTACAAGACACAACTGGTTCAGGTGGTGGGCAAATAGGCACAGGGACAGCACCAATCCCAGGAGAGCAGGGTTTCTCAGCCAACACAGGTGAAGGACAAGCATGAGCCTAAAGCAAATAGTAAACAATCACGAAATCTGGGATTCACTGAATCAAGAACTAGATCGAAGACTAAACCACATACACGTACAAATGGAACAAACCTTAAAAGCAGAAGACTTGTTTAGACTACAGGGTGAAGCAAAATCTTTACGTAGACTAAAATTTCTGAGGGATGAAGTGAATGGACCTAAACCAGAGTAAAGAAGAAAGATTTACTGACGAAGAAATGTCAGAAGTAGATAGACTACAGAGTGACCCTAGCTCTGAGTATTACTACAATGATCCAGATAATGAAGAAGGTTTTTTAGATAAGGTTAAAAGAAAGCTTGAACCCTATGGAGAAGACTTCAAGGGTTTTGTGGAATATCTTTTTACTCCTAGTAGACACTTTGGTACAGGTCAGTATAACGAGGGTGGTGTAGCAGAACAGATGGAGATGTTTGGTTATACTGCTGAAGGAGCGCAGCAGGAAGCTGACAAGTTTGTAGGAGAAGCAGAAAACTTAGAGGAGGATATATCTAAGGCTGTATCTTTTGTAGTTCCGTTTTATGACTCAGGTGTAAACATATCAAATGTTGTACAGGAGTACATGAAGCCTGAACAAGAACGTGACTACGATTACATAAAGAGCCAGTTTACAGAAGCAGGTCAGAGTGCTGCCATAGAAGGTGGTCTACTTCTTATGGGTGGTGTTGCAGGTAAATACGGAGCCAAAGGTATCAAGGCTCTAGCCGACAAAGTAAAACAGTACGAGATAGATCCTACAGCAATGTCAGCATTTGGTGCAGGATCTATTAGGAAGAAAGCTGTTGATCCTTTAGAGATTGGTATCAACAAAGCATTACAAGATGGTAAGTTCCTGAAAAGGTATGACGCATCTATTGCTGCTGATATGACAGAGAAAGTTAAAAATGCTACAGCAGGAAACACTAGGGCAAATGCTCTTATAAATACTGCAGTGCCTGAAGGTACAAAAGTAGGTATTCGTTTAAATTTAAACTCTAAAATTCCTGACATGCCTAAAGGTTTGGACAAACTTCAAACACTACACAAAGGTTCTTTTAGTGGTAAAGCCTTATCTTACTTGCCTTTTGCTACAGTTAAGAATGTAGTCTTTAGCGTAAATCAGACTGGTAGAACAGGAATTGCATCTAAAATAAAAGGTATTGATACTCCAGAAGCTAAAAGTAAATTTAATGCTATGTCTGTAGATGGTGAGTATGTGCCTAATAAGAATCTACTGGATAGCAATAAAGACTTAGTAGAAATTGGTTTTAATCCAGGAGTACATCACTTATTTATTGATTTAAAAACAGGACAAGCTGTTAGAGGTGCTAAAGAAGCAACAGTTATTGGTGATCGTGTGTTTGCTAAAGGTGTTGAGTACTGGAAGAAAGCAGAAGCTCCTAAACCTGTTCCAACTCAAACAGGTGTAAATATCCCTAGTGATGTAAGATATAAATTTAAAAGAGGCGGTGCAGTAATGGACGATCAAATGCAAATGGCATTCATGGATGAAGGTGGAATAGCAGATGATGGTATGGACGTAGATCCAGTATCAGGAAACGAAGTACCACCTGGTTCTCTTGCAGAGGAAGTACGAGATGATATTCCTGCACAACTCTCTGAGGGTGAGTATGTCGTTCCTGCTGATGTTGTCAGATACTAC